AATGGATGTTTGGATTCTAGAAAATTCTCCTCCAGATACCGTTTCAATAGGAGTAGAAATTCCATTATTTATAACAGCAATATTTAACTTTTCTTTATCTAATTTAAACTCTACTTGAAATTGTCCATCGCTTAGTAAAGATAGATAGTGGTTAATTGCTAGTTCTAATTCTTTTGTTAAGTTTTCTAATTTAAATGCTACAATACCAGAAGTACTAAACGCTTTTTTAAGTATTGTAAGCGAGTTAATTTGTTCTGATTTAATCAATGTATCATCTTTTAATACATTTTGTCTATTTGTAAAATCTATTTTTTGCTCTATAAGTGCATCAACTTTAGCATTATGCGCAGCTACTTGTTCATTATGCATCTGTGCTTTATTGTTATTAGATTGTTGTAGTTTATACTCAGTTTGAAGACGTTGTATCTTATCTGTTATTTCATCAATATTTGGATACTCAGAAGGCATATCAAAATCTATAATTGTATGTAAAGTTTCCCATCTTGTCATAGATTCTTGATTAAGTACCCAAGCTTTGGTTCTTTTTTCAATGTCTATAATTTCATTAGACCATTTTTTAGCTTTTTCAATTGCTAATAGATGTGTATTTTCCTTAGTTTGAATTTTATTATTCAGCTCACTAGCAATTGCTATACTGTGAGTTACATCAATTTCTTGACCGCAAGTACTACAATGAGTAGTTAAATCTAAATTACTTAATTGTTTTTTGAGAGTAATAATTTCAGAATTTAATACCGCTAAGTCATGTTTTATTGTTTGATATTGATCAATGTACATAAATTGATCAGGTTTAATAAGTCCACTATCAAATTTTATATCTTCAAACTCTGATCTGTATAAATTATTTTTATCTATTTTTTTACAAGTTTCATTGTATGTTCTAATCTGATCTTGTAACAATCCTATTTCTTGTTGTAATTCAGGTTCTATTTCTAATACTGTTACCATAGTCTTTTTTTCGGGTATAGCAGCAGAATTTAAAAAATCTTCTACAGATTTAAGTTCACCTTGTAGATGTAAGTTTTCTTTTTCTATAACAGAAGTTTTAGCTTTAAGTTTATCACCAATAGTAATATACTTTTCAAGATTAAATAAATTGATTAAAAACTTTTTACGATTAGTATCTGTAGCTTTTAAAAAATCTAATAAGTCGGTAGATGATTGATAAGTTAACTGAGAAAATACTTCAAAATCTGTGCCAATAGTAGCAGCTATTTTTTTGTAAGTATCTAAAACTTTATGCTCTGATTCATCTATTTTGTTAACAGTAAATTTTACTTTTGTTTGTGCACCAGTTCTAGTAACAATAACTTCACAGTCATCGTTGTTACATGTAAAGGTAAGAGCCGCTTCCCAAGACTTACCTTTAACCCATCGATTTAAAATATCAGTTTTTTTAATTCCTTTTATATTTTTATTGAATAATATTTCTTGAATTATCATAGCTATAGAAGATTTACCACTACCGTTAGGTGCTGTAAGCTGTGTAATCTTACTACCTGATAAGTTTAGTTTATTATTATTTCCATAAGAAAACATGTTTGAAAATTCAAGATGTTTTAGTGTAATATTACTCATAATATTGTTCCTTAAATGCTTTGTTTTTATAAATTTCACGAACATATTGTAGTGTAAATCGTTCCCAAGTGATAAACGATTGCCAACGATATGCTGAACACTGTCTTATTCTATTTTCTAATATATCTATAATATTAGCATTTTTTTCCCATCCTGTCATTTTAACTCTGCGTTTAAGTTGGGGATATGCTGTATAAATAAAATCGTTGTCTTTGTCTCCTGGTTGTAGCTCATCGAAGTTAGCTGCATAGTGACAGAATATAGGTTCTAACGAAGTGAAGGTCATAAATTTATGACCTTTTGATATAGCATATTTTATAATATTAGGAGAATCTTCCCACCATCCTACTCCTATCTTTCTATGAAAATCTGGATTATGCCCTGAGAAGATGATAATTTCATTTTTATCTATATAGTTAAATAAGTTACAAAGAGCTATCTGAGAATAAGAATGTGTAAATTGTCCGTGAGCTACTGCATCAGGAATTGTTTGGTTTATCATTTGATTTACACTAATATCTATAATAGTGTGGTCAATATTTTTATGTTTACAATACTTTTCAGCATACATAATATCGTGATTATTAGTACCCTCAAATAGTCTTTGAGAAACAGCTCTAAATGGTATGCCCTGAGTATAAAATGCCTCAGCTGTTACTTCAGAATCTATACCCCCACTTAGAGCTAGTACAAAATTATGATCTGCATATTTTTTAGCAAATAATTTAACCAACTTGTTTAAATCATTTTTAAAACTTTTACTACGTTTTTTATATTCAGGCACAGTAGCTCTAACCCCAAATGATGGAATTAGTGAAGAACAGATATAATTATTTTCAGGTCTTAAATAAGAATTGTTCTGTATATATTCCCAGTAAACTCTGTTAACAGATAAATCAATATACATTTAAAGATTTAAATTCTTCTAACACTTTATTTGCATTTGACACTTTGATATGCTCTAAGTATATTTCCAATTCTTCTAACAATGTTTTATTTTTAAGATTAAGTGTTGCATCTTCTGCGGGTTTCTCTACCATCTTCTTATCTAATAGTTCAGAGTTTTCAATTTTAGCTAGTTGATCTAAAGATCCTGTGACTTCATATATCATATGGTTATATGAATCTTTAACTAAATCCTCACCCACAGCTATTTTACGCCTTATTAACTTGGGCAGTTGTAAATCATAAAACTCACGAGTATAGTTGTGTGAGTCTACAATATTATATATGTCTACTCCATACTTTCTCTTATCATCTCTGTCAAAGGTAGTATTTAGTGGAGAACCAGGATAGTAACAGTTAGTGTCGCCATAACGATGATTAAAGTGTAAATCGCCAAGTAAACATAAGCCCCAAGGGGAGAGTAAGGAAAAATCATATTCAGGTGTAATGTGTGGAGGCACTTCACCCCGAATATGCGTAACCAGAATATCATCTTCAACATATGCTGGTAAATTATTGATCTGCATTTCACCATATGGGAAAAAACAGAATGATGTTTTACCCACAGTTGCGCGTCCATTCTTCGTAAAAACATGTACGTTTTCATTTTTAATAGCGTTTCGTTCAGTAAAATGTTCAAAGAAAGATTCTCCTTTTCGAGTGGCTTCATGATTGCCTGGGATGATATATGTGGGTATAGTGACCGAATTGATATAGCTTAAAAATAAACAGATTTCATCTGGTTCTGGTTTTTTATCAAATATGTCACCAGCTATAATATGTACATCACAGTCACGTTCAAGTTCTAACAGTTTAGCAAACATGCTTTTGAATCTAGCTACTTGCCAAGTGTATGGTACTTTTTTCTTGTGCAGTAGAATATGCCAATCTGCACTACATAATATTTTAGTCATTTATTATAGTTCCTCAAGTCCCTGTTTACTAAATACTAGTAATACATTATCATTTCGTTGTTTAATTTCTCGCATATCTAGTATATCTATTACATAGTCTAGACAACCTATTTCTTGTAATACTATTCCCAAGTCAAATGCCACCATGTTTTTATTGTATAAAGACACATCTTCTATTATATACAATCCATTTTTGTTTAGTTTTGGTAGCCATACTGCAAGAGTATCTGCTTGTCCTTTGTTACTATGATCTCCGTCATCAATTATAATATCAAAATTATTCCAATCAGTCCATAAATCTGCATCTTTAGAATCTCCATATGTCACATCTAAAGTATTATCACATAGATTGCCTTTTTCCCAATCTATACCTTGTACTTTAGAATTTTTATTGAAATATTGATTCCACATACGCAAAGAGTAACCTTGTGCTACTCCAATTTCTAAAATCTTACAATTAGTATCTCTATATGGACTTAGTAATCTCTCATAAATTTCAATATATGAATGATTGCTACCTTTATCATTATTTCCTGGGATTGGACCATCCCAGTTATTATTATATATCTCTAGTAGTGTTAAATTTTTCATTTGCTTTTTATCTGTATATATGCTAATTTAGTTATCTAGCAAGTGAACAACGTTACACCGCAGGTGAAAAAGCTATTGAACACGCGTCGCCTATATGATGTTGCGTTGGCACGTAGTGCCACAGCAGGGAACGTAGTTCCGCAGTCTTGTTAGCTGGCTAGATCTATGCCCATTTTTCAATACGTTGATCAGGCCCACATAAACAAGCTGTAAATGGACAACGAATTGCGCTTTTAGGTTTAATTATATTTTGTTTATAAATATTACCCATTATAGCTTTTCTATAATTTAGTAAGCAAGCACTAGGATATACATCTCCTTTAGGAGTTATATGTATTCTATCTTTGCCTACTGCACACCACATACCTTTAAAATTTAATTGCCCTGGCTCAACTCTGTTTTTTACTCTAGTGATAGAGCCATCTTTATTAGTAGTAGTAACTACAACATCGTAATCCCCACCATCTGTAAAATATTTTTTTTGCTCTTCTGAGTACTCATGATATTTATTAGCAATACTTATAGAACCTGTATCTTCATATTTAATTCTTATTAATTTATTAAAATCTACTCTCTCATGTTTAAATTTTTCACAAAATCTAAAATAAGTTTGTAAAGCTTCATCCCATTTGTATAAAGGTGCTGCAAAATCAACACCTCTTAAAAAACCTTTTTCATATAGTATATCACAATTTTTTTCAAACTGTTTTGTGTCTGCAAATTCAGGATGCCAAGTTGCAGCAATAAATCTACCAAGATTAGGATTTAATTTATCTGCATATGTATTTGCAGGAATAGATAAATTTGTAGTAATTTTAGGTATATAATTTATTTCAGAAATATAATTAACTAGTTCATACCATTTTTTAAAAAGCATTGGTTCGCCTCCTAAAAAATCTAATTTAATTCTTTTATTTCCAAAATATTCTGATAAATAGCTAAAAACTTCTTTATACTGATTCATGCTTTTAAAAAGAAAAGGAATATTATTATTATAACTACTGCAATAAGTACATGAGTAATTACATCTTTGAGTAATCATCCACTCTACTTCTGCTTCAAATTCTGGTGATGTACTTATTACACTAGTTCTCATTAACTACCCTTTAATAATAGGCTCCATAGAGCCTATTAAAATATTATTTAGATGGCCCTTGATTAATTATCTTGGAAACATCTCCTTCAAAAGTATAGCTACCTACATGATTAAGTTTTGTATTTGGATCTAACCAAATTTCACCACCTAATTTTTGCCACCTACGACAAAAGGTATAATCTTCTGATAAATATCTATTATCAACAGGATCATGAATAGTATCAAAGAATGAGTAGCAATATTTATTAAATTTAGGATCAATATTAGAATCATTACGATAATGTAATTCTGGATAAGCTTCTATCATTTTTTCAATAACTTCTCGCTTAATTAAGAAAAATCCAGTAGATGCATCAAGAACTTCTACTGCTCCATTTTCAATTCTAATTTGTTTTGTTGTTTGATCAATAAATTTAAAGTTAATAGCATATTGAGTAGGTAAAGCTTTTTTAGGATAAGCTGCAGCCATGATTGGTTTATCATATGCCATACCTCTTAATAAGTCATCTACTTCAAATTCAATATCTGCATCAATAAACATCAGATGAGTACAATCACTTTCTAAAAACATAGCAGTAAGAATATTACGTCCTCTTGTAATTAATGATTCATTACGAAGAGTAGTAATTCTAAAATTAATACCATGTCGTGCAAAAGCTTGAGAAGTACGAAACATAGATAAAAAGAATTGATCAGTAACTAATCCGCCATAACAAGGAGTAGCAAAAAAGATATTCATTTCTCTTAATCTATCAAGATCAATAGTTGCTTGATCCCCTTCTACCCTTTTAAATGCTCCAAAACTTTTAACACCGGGTTCACTTTCGTCAACCTTTTTAGGTGACATATCAGCTAATGATTTTTTCACGCTAAGTCATCCACATCTTCAGTTGGTTTAAATTCGTCTGATACATCACCCGCAAAAAAAGCAGTATTTTTCATCAAATATTCTTTTTGTTCTTCATAAGTTTGACGCTTATAAATTTTAGACAGATCAAATAGTTCTAATCCTTTTTCTTCCTCAGTTAGTTCCGCATTATTACGTGCAGGAATACAAGTATATTTAACATTTTGAGGGAGAGGTCCAGTTTTTTCTTTTTTAATTGTAATATCATACCCTGAACCTGGATCAGATGGATTACCATAGTCAGGATTAGTAGCATAATCTACAATTTGTGAATAAATTGTAGAACGAAGATCAAATAATTTAATTTGTCCATCTGCTCTATCAATTACATTACATACATAAGAAAACTGTGGTTTATCATTATATATTGCATCGTCAACTTCTTTAAAAGGGTCTTCAGCAGCATTATTGAATGATTCTGTTTCTCTACTAAATTGTAGACATTCTACAGGCATTTTTTTGCCTTCATTTGTTACAATCCAGTAACAATATCTAGGCATTACTTCGCCTATTAGTCTTACTTTTGTATCACCTATTCCAAGTGATAGTCTTTGAATTTCTCTTCTTTGATTATTTCCAGAGGCTTGCTTACCTTTGGCTTTATCCCAGGATACCATTTTATTTTTCCTTTATTGAACGTTGGTTCTTTATATGTAGGATGCTTTCGATACCGAAAGCTCTTGTGGTAAACACATTTTATCACCCTTAATTTTAATATAAGGATTTACAATATGTTTTGATACATACTTGGTAGGTATGTAATTTATTTTTTCACTAATTCTTCTTAGTGCTAATAATTGTATATATTCTATTTTAACATTAACAGATACATTATGGGTTAGAAAGTATGGATTATTAATATAACTCATTGGCTCTCTAGTTTTATAATGACATACTAGTTTCTCAGTCTTCTGTTCCAATATGCCTGATGTAAACAGGTGGATTGGAATATGATTAATTTTTAGTACTCTCATTAATCCTTTAGTTGTTCTTACATTATATAGCGGAGTTTGAGCAAAAGTCAAGATTAATATAGCTGCTTTATCTCTTCTTGCTCTAAGTTTTATTTCATGCCAGTTAAAGTATGTTGTATCCACGTTTATTATACCATGTTAGTCTTGCTTTTTGCTGTCTAGAAACTATCGCACCCGATAACCAAAAATCAACAACCATAGGTAATTGTTTATCAGGATGTTCTCTAATAATTCTACCAATGCGTTGTTCAAGTTTTATAGGATTATTACTAGGACAAGTGAGATACAGAGTATCAAGCCTGTGGCAACTAATACCTTCATCAAATAGTTTTGTTGATAATACTGCTTTGTATTTTCCTCCCACGTTTTGAAGAACGTCCTCTCTAACTGATTCACTAGATTCTCCTATTAAACAAACACTTTCTGGTATTAGTAGTTGTAAATCTTTTAGCATTTGTACTCTTTCACCAAGTATAAGAGGACATCTACCTATTGCAATTTGACTCTTAGCGAAAGTTGCTATAAATTTTAAATAGTTTTTATCTTTACATAGTTTATTAATTTGTCTAGACCAGTCTCTTTTTGGATCTATTACATTAAATTTAAAGTCTGTGCGCTTTACCAATACGCTAGGATCATCTAACTTTCTTGGATCTTTTGCTATAACTAAAAATGGAGAAAAATAATCACTTAAAAATACATGCTTACCATCTTTTCTACGAGGAGTCGCACTAATACCTATTTTAATTTTAGCATTTATACTATTTAGTGCAGTAGAAAACATGTCAGCAGGACATAGATGAGCTTCATCTACTAACACCATAGAAAATTTATCACTCAATTCGTCTCTTCTATTGTATACGCTTTTATATATACCTACTGTTATATCTTGAATATCTGCTATTCCATCTCCAACTTTACCTATTTTAGCTGTTGGAATCTGTCTTTCTAATTCCTCAATCCACTGTCTAAATAAAAGTTTAGTATGTACTAGTATCAAAGTTTTAGTATTATTACGCGAAATCATATCACAACCTGTAAATGTTTTACCCCATCCACACGGTGCCTGTAGTATTCCTGATCTGGCGCGACCACGCTTAAAAAACTGATCTACAGTATCTTTTTGCTCTGGTCTTAGTTCGCCAGTAAAAGTTAAATCTGATTCTGTATTTTCAAAATTTCTATCATCTTCTAGCTCTTCCCAATTAAGTTTATGATAAGAGTTTGAAGGTACAATATAATAATCTTCATCTTCTGAAATAGTAGATAAAAACTCATCACCATTATTATATGTATAAAGAGATATTAAATGATCTGCGTCATATACATCAGATTTTTTTATATAAATATTATCTGATATAAACATCTTTTTAATTTCAGCTTTTTTCATGATAATATCACATGTTTTTCACAAACTCTTTTTCTAAGATCAGACGTAGAAAATCTATGATCCCTCTTATTAAAATGAAGATCAATATCTCGTCTTTTACATATATCTTTTCCTGTAAAATCTTTTTCTCTGTATTCTTCTCCTAAGATTCTAACATTAATATGATACATTTCCAAGATG